CACCGCCTCCGCCGAGGCGACCACCACCACCACCGCCGCCACCACCAAGAAATCCTCCACGAAGAGCTGGAAAAGATCCTTTGGCACAATCTTTTATGGTTACTGAAGGAAATGGATTGTTTATTACTGCCGCAGAGATTTACTTTAGAACAAAAGATCTCGTTTTACCAGTAACAGTACAGTTACGTCCAATGCAAAATGGATATCCAACTAATGAAGTCTACCCATTTGGAGAAGTTGTTTTAGATTCTGAGCAAGTTATTACCTCAGATGATGCATCGCTTGCAACAAAAGTAACATTCCCATCTCCAGTATATTTACATGCAAATACAGAACATTCCATTGTTCTGCTATCAGAGTCTAACGAATATACGGTATGGATATCAAAATTAGGAGAAGTTGACGTTGAATCATTAAATGAGGCAGAATCTAGACAAGTCCTAGTATCACAGCAACCAGATCTTGGTTCATTATTTAAGTCACAAAATGGAGCTACTTGGACTGCAAGTCAATATGAGGATCTGAAATTAACTTTGTTTAGTGCAAACTTTGATACAACATCTACTGGTAATGTATCATTCTACAATCCAAGATTAGATAAAGGCAATAATCAAATTGCAAAACTAGTTAAAGATGCTTTAGAATTTGAATCCAAAAAAGTTGTTATTACTACATCAGAAATACTCAATGTATCATCTTTAGTTATTGGCAATACAATATCACAAGAAAATGCTAGAGTAACTGGTGACTATGTTGGTTATGGAGGATCTGCTACTGGAGAACTATCAATAATTAATGCTGGAATTGGATATACTCCATCAGATGGAAGTTTCCTAACTTATGATAATGTACCATTAACTTCATTAAGTGGAGTTGGAAAAAATGCTACCGCTAATATTACAATTGGTGCTAATGGTGGTATAAATGGAATTGCTATTGGTGCCACAATTAATCAGGGTGGTTTTGGTTATAGAGTAGGAGATCTTTTGACAATTGATTCTATTGGTTCTGAACCATTAGGAAGAAATATTCAATTTACCCTTGATACTGTAAATGGAATTAATCAATTAATAATTGATAATGTTCAGGGTGAATTTGAAAACAATATTTCAAAACCATTACAGTATAATGATACAATTTCTGGAATTACAACTATTTTAGATTCTAATGGATTACCATCTGTTATTGACGATATAGAATTAAATTCTATCTTCGAAGATGGTTTACATATAAAAGTAAATCATAAAAATCATGGAATGCATTCAGATACTAATGTTGTACTTCTAAGCAATGTACGTCCTGATGTTAAGGGAACAAGACTAGTAGCAGATTATTCATTCTCAGATTCTGGTCCTATAAGTATTGCAAATACTTCAACCTTTACTACTTTTGAGAATGCTCCAGTTAGTCCATCAAATCCTGGTTATGCTGAAATTGGTAGAGAAATAATTTCCTACACTGGAGTTGAAAATGGACAACTCATTGGAATAACTAGAGGAATTGATTCTACAAGACCATTCTCAAATAAAGGAAAAACTAGAGTACGTAAGTACGAAAATAATGGAATTTCTTTGAGAAGAATCAATAAGATTCACTATTTAAGTGATGCCTTGGTTCCTAGATCCATAGGATTGGATTATTATTATATAAAACTGGACATGTCTAAAAATGGTGTTGATAGAACTTCTGATCCGTCTTTATATAATTTATATATAAATTCATCTAAAGCTGATGGAGGTAGCGCAATTAGGGCGTCTCAAAATATTCAATATGAGGCAATTACTCCAATTGTTCAGACTATGGTTTTACCAGAAACAAATGTTACTGCATCTATAAAATCCATTACAGGAACAAGTGTAGATGGTAATGAAGTTTCCTTCTTAGAAACTCCAATTACACCAGTAAAATTGAATGAAACTAATTATCTAACAGAACCGAGAGTAATTACATCTACAGTAAATGAATCTATTCACGAGACATCTTTACCTGCCAATAAATCTTTAGAGTTAACTTTAAATTTATCTTCTGCAGATTACAAAATTTCTCCAGTAATTGATTTGGATAGAGTGGGTGTTATTCTTACAACAAATAGAGTCAACAGTGCTATTGAAGATTATGTAAATGATCCTAGAGTTGCATCTATTGATAACGATCCAAGTGAATTTGTTTATGTTAATAAACTTATAGAATTGGAAAATCCTGCAACATCTTTAAAGGTTATATTTGATGCTTACGTAAATACACATAATGACGTAAGAGTCTTCTATTCTGTAGGAAATAGTATAGATTTTGATCCAATATATTATCCTTTCCCTGGATACAATAACATTGATTTAAATGGAAATGTTATTGATTTGTCACTTTCTAATGGTTTACCTGATAAAAAGATTTCAAAGACTGATGTATTAAGTTCAAATAGTGCAAATTTACCATTTGCAGAATACCAATTTAATATAGATGACCTCCCAGAATTTAGATACTTTAGTATTAAAATTATTGGGACATCTACTAATCAGGCATATCCACCAAGAATAAAAGATCTTAGAGTTATTGCTTTAGCATAATGGACAATAGATATTTAAGAGTTGAAGGTCATAATAATCTCGTTAGAGATACATCTACTAATGGGATTATTAATACCGACAAAAATGGATATAGATCTTATGTGGAATTAAGAAAAGCAAAAAATAAAAATTTGAATAGAATTGACAAAATTGAATCAGACTTAAATAGTTTAAAGAATGATATAAATGATATTAAAATTTTGCTATTAAACTTAAGCAAGAGTAACTAACATGGCAAAACCAACAACCAGAACAGAATTAATTGATTATTGTAAAAGGAAACTTGGATATCCAGTATTGGAGATAAATGTTGCTGATGAACAAATAGAAGATTTGGTTGATGATGCATTGCAATTTTTTTATGAGCGCCATTTTGATGGGGTCATTCAAACATTTTTGAAGTATAAAGTTACTCAAGAAGATATTGATAGGGGAACTGCAACAATGGGTGGAGTTGGAATTACAACTACATCTGTCAATACAACTATTGCAGGAACCCCAACATCATTTAATTATTTTGAAACTGGTAATTATATACAAATACCAGATTATGTTATGGGAATCAATAAAGTTATGAATTTTGAGGGTGCTAATTCAATTTCTAGTGGAATGTTTAGTGTAAAATATCAATTATTTTTAAATGAAGTTTATAACTGGAGTTCTATAGAACTTTTAAGTTATAGTATGGTTAAAAGATATCTTGAAGATATAGACTTTTTATTAAGTACACAAAAACAAATAAGATATAATCAAAGACAAGATAGATTATATTTGGATGTTGATTGGGCAATGCTTAGACCTGGACAATATTTAATTATCGATTGTTATAGACTTTTAGATCCAGCAGATTCACCACAAGTATGGAATGATTCATTCTTAAAACCATACTTAACAGCATTAATTAAAAGGCAGTGGGGTCAAAACCTCATAAAATTCCAGGGAGTTAAATTACCTGGAGGAGTGGAACTAAATGGAAGACAAATGTATGATGATGGAGAAAAAGAAATTGCTGCATTGATGGAGAAAATGTCTTCTACTTATGAGTTGCCACCGTTCGACATGATAGGTTAGTATTATGCCATTAAATCCATTTTTTCTGCACGGATCTTCTGGAGAACAAGGTTTAGTTCAAGACCTTGTAAATGAGCACATTAAGATGTTTGGAATAGAAATTTATTATATTCCAAGAATATTTGTGAATGAAAAAACTATATTAGAAGAAGTCTCTAGATCAGAATTTACTGTTGCTATTCCTATTGAAGCATATGTAGATACATATGAAGGTTTTGGCGGAGCAGGAACTTTGTTATCAAAATTTGGCATTCAAGAAGTAGATGATTTAACACTAGTAATATCAAAAGAAAGGTATGAATTAGGAATACGACCTATTATTGAGCCAATAGATAATACAAAATTAACAGAAAGACCTAAAGAGGGAGACTTAATTTATTTTCCATTGGGTGATAAATTATTTGAAATAAAATATGTAGAACATGAAAAACCTTTTTATCAATTACAAAAAAACTATGTTTATGAATTAAAATGTGAGTTATATGTTTACAATGATGAAATTATTGCTACAGGTGTAGATGAGATTGATGATAATATAGAGGAAGAAGGATTTTTACAAAAACTTCAAATGGTTGGAGTTGGAACTACTGCAACAGCATTTACTGGTTTAGTGGATGGTGCAGTAAGAAGTATTTCAATATCAAATAGAGGTTCTGGATATTTTGAACCTCCAAGGGTTGCAATTACTTCTGCGCCAGATAATGGATTAACTGCTGTTGGAATTGCATCCATGATTTCTGGAATTATTGATCTGTGTGACACATCTAAAGACTCTTTAAGAGTTCAAGCAGTAGATATTATAAATCCTGGATATGGATATACAGTAACTCCTCGCATAACATTTACTGGAGGTGGTGGAAGTGGAGCGTATGGAGTATGTAAAATTGGAAACAATGCTGTAGGCGTAGTCACAGTTACTGGTGGAGGTAGGGGTTATTATGAAGCACCTAATGTTACATTTGTTGGGGCAGGATTGACTGGATTTATTCCTGCCGTAGCATCCGCATTAATTAATGAATCTGGAATAGTTAC